TGAAGTACTTGATGTGCGAGCTCTGGGGAAGAGCACCGTCCACGCGCATCGAGGCGCGGAACGTCACGAGGTCCGCGTTGAACGCGAAGTCGTCGGACCGGTCGAGGCGGATGCCACCGACGGAACGAACCATGAAGCTCGGCATGTGACCAGCGATGACCGACTTGGCCGACGTAGCAGCCGAGGCGACATGGGGATTTTCGTAGACGGGCTTCGACAGAAGCAAGTCGCGCTGATTGCCGTCAGCCGCGGGCGAAAAAATGTACTGCCCGGCGGAGTCCTTGAGACGACGGACGGCACCGATCGAGGCGCCGTTCATCATCCAGCCGACGCCCGGCAGCAGACGAGCTGCACCGTCGAGGCTGTAGTACAGGTCGATCAGGTTGTCAGCGGTGAACGCACCGGAGACACCCGTTCCGCCCGTGATGCCCGAACCGGCAGCGGTCACGATGCCCTGCGGCTGAACCGTGCCCGTTCCGACGGTAAGAGCGTTCTGGACGTTGTAGCCCAGACCGTTACCGACCTGATCGGCGAGGAAGCCGAGGAGATCGACGCCGGAGTCCTCGATCATCTCGCGGCTGACCTGGATCAGGAAGCCGTACTTGAACGCGCCGAGGTTGACGAACGAGTTGAACGTCGGGTCGGACTCGCTGAAGTTCGCGCCCTGCGCCGTGACGGTAGCGGACGAGGAGTACGCGGACAGGCTCGGGACCTGAATCGTCTCGCCACTGGTCGTGTTCATCTGGGTCGGAACGTCGAGCATGGGACCGACGAGGCGAGCCTTGAGAATCACCTGGTCATAGAAGCTCGTGGGTACCGGGCTGCCGCTCGTTGACGTGAGAACGTCACGCTTCTCGAAGTTGTACGAGCGAACCTCGCCACGCGCCATCGCGCGGATCGTCTCAGCATCCGTATCGTCGCCGGCCGGAGCCTCGTCCGTGCGGAGCTCAGCAGCGGCAGCGTCGAGACGCGCAGCGCGCTCCTCGTCAGCCTTCAGCTGCTCAATGATCGCGCCACGCGTATCAAGATCAGCGCTAATGCGATCGTACTTCTCCTGCTCCTCAGCGGTCAGGTCGCGCTTCTCCGCGCCAGCCGTATCGAGAAGATGCTTCGCCTCATGCCATGCGGCCTGGCGGAGCTCGTGCTGTCGATTGATGTAATCAGACATTGTCCACCCCTTTCAAGGGTATCGAGTTGATAGTGCCACCGGCCGCGGCTCCGCGAATCCGAAAGTGCCAGCGCGGCTCCGCGCTAGACCCTCATAGAATAACGCAGATAATCGGGGTTACGAGACGCGGGCGAGAAGCACGTCAAGCTGCTTCTGCTTCAGCGACAACGAAGCCGCCACATCATCACGCTGCATCTTCAGCCGGCCAATGGCCGCGTCGAGGATACTAGCGTGCGCCTCGTCGAGTTCGTCACCATTCTCCAGCGCCGTGATCGCCGCGTTCAGCTTGTCAGCCTCGAGGCCGGTAGCCTCGACGAGTCCGTCCAGGCTACGCACCGAAGCAGTCGTCGCAGCGTACGCCGGGAAGCCAGTCACGATACTCACCTCGTGGAGACGGACCTCGCGCAGTTCGCGCGTAGCACCATCATCACTCCACGAATCCCCACCACGCGGAACGCTGAAGCCGAACGACATATCGGCGACGTCGCCACGCTTGATTAGGAATGCCATGTCGCGACCAGCGGTCGTATCAGGCAGGTCAGCCTCAACGCGGAGGCCATGCGAATCCTCAGACAGACGCAGGGTTCCCGCACGCTTCGACGCGAGGACCTGCGTCGTGTCGTGGTTCACGAACATCTTGATTTCGTTACGCGAACGCAGCGAACGCGAGAACGCGCCAGGAGCGATCCGCTCCGTGAACGGCAGTGGCTCACTATCCGAATTGAAGACAGCCCCATACCCAACGAACGTCATGCCATTGCCCTCGGCTGCGTCGCGCAACTCGAACTCGTTGACAGTGATGCGGCGCGTCTCGACTCCGTTATCCATAGTAGAAAGGGTAGCACCGACAACGGCCGTGTCTAGGCTACGCTCCTCCTCGCGGATCTGGTCGGCCTTCTCATCGAACCAGCGAATAGCCGGCGACGGGTCGAGCGGGTCAATGCCCCACAAGTAGAACGCGACAGCGCCAGCGCCGGGGAACTCATCGTCGTCAGGATCATTATTCTGTGGCGCGTCAAGATCCACCAGGTGGCGCGCAGCCCACGCACTGACACGAATGACTTTATCCTCCGACACTTCGCCGCGACTCATTAGCCGCGCCTCTCGAATCGTACGATCCACAACGCCATCACCAGCGCGACCCGCCTCGTAATACTCGACACCACGCATCGCGGCCATCTGGATATACTCGGGAAGCGTCAAGTCGACGGCTCGATCGCCACGCGTCGACCGCGGATGATCCTCCGGCAAGAGATCATTATCCGAAACATACGCAGCATTCTGGGGACGGCCACGCCGCAAGAGATATAGGAACGCGTTGACGCGAGCCATAGACCACGCCGCTCGCGACACACCCGGACGATGACTCGTCGAGTACGCGCCCGAACCGCGACGATACACCGCCGACAACTGGCCCAGCGTCGTCCTCGTATACGCGGGACGATCATCCGCATCCATCGCCTCGTTATGCTCCGCGGCCTTGTTACGGAGCGCCGTCGTCGTCGCCTCACTCAGCTCGACATCCCCACCAGCACCACTAGCCGAACCCGGCGCATTCTCATCCGACCCGGTAATCTGATCCTCCGGCGGCGCCGGCGCGCGCTCCTCCTCGTCAGCACGCCACGCGTTGCAATAGTACGCGCCGTCGACATACTCGTCCCACCGCTCGCACCACGCCTTGTCATCCTCGACGTTCGACTCGTCATAAAAAACACAATTGCCGCACGCGCGACCCTCCGGCACATCCGCCGCTAGCGCGGGCCGATAATTATCCGGCAACGCGCGGACACCAGTCTCGAGCACAGCACTCGGCACGACGGCCGTGATGCCGAGGCGCGCATACTCAGCACGCACATCGGCATCATTCTCAATCGCTAGCTCGAGATTCCACACGTCGAGGAGATCCTTCACCGTCTCAGACTTGAACATCAGCGAATCAGCATCCGCCGTCGGCTTCATATAGAGCTCGTCCCAATCCACGTCCGCCGCTTCGAGTTCGGCAATCGTCGCCGCCCGATCAGTCTCGACGCGAGCCGTCACGATCAAGACCGTGCCCTCGTAATCGTCCACGAAGTCGACGACGCTACGGATCGGCTCGCCCTCGAACGAGATCAGCGTCCCGTCAATGTCGACGATGATCGCCGGCGCGCCATCGAGGTTCCGCTCGCCACCCGGCTCGAGTCCCTCAGCCAGAGATACGGCGACCATCTGCGCGATAGCAGCATCCTTCGACTCGTGACAGCCAATCACTTCGCCGTCATCTTTAATCGTCGCCCACCCGTCACACTCAGCACTCTGGTCAGTAATGAAATACGGCACGTCTAGCCCATCGTCTGGATCATCACGCTGACCGAATGCGATCCGCTGGCGATGCCATAGAGAACCTCGCCAGGGTTCAGCGTGATCGATCGCTCTTCCTTGCCGTCAAGATGGATACCGTTGCTAGTCGTCACGTCTGATCCTCCGAGAAAGACTTGCTGCGCCGACTCGTTATTGTGAACCGTTACGCGCTGACTCATCTGACTAGCGCCGGCGACAACTTTGCTCGCCGTGCCTAGCGTGATGTGATTCGTAGCGATCGTCACGCGTCGACCTCGTAAGCCGCCTTCGGATCTTCCGGATCGACCTGCGCGATAGCCTGAAGCTGCACACTCGGCAGGCCTGTATGCGGCAGCGCCTGCAAGCCGAGCGACTCGAGGACAGCGGCCGGATCGAAGCCGGACTGGATCATGCGCTGCGCGATGACGCTCTTCTTGTCGAGCTCGGTTAGATTCGCAGCGGCGAGATCCACATTTGCAAGGGGCACGCGGTTTACGTCGCCGCCGTCTACGGGCGGAAAGTCCTCGATGCGTCGCACATCATTGACGCTGAAGAATCCAGCCTGCAAGCCTGTCGAGTAGGCGGCATAGCGGCTAGCCGTGTCGCCGCGGAGCAGGCCGTTCACGTTGAAGGATAGGAATGCGACGCCGGGCAGGAGGCGCGAATACGAGTCTTCGATCTTGACGATGTACGGGCGGAGCGTATGCGTCACGAACT